AATTAGAGGTTGAGAATGAAACACAATAGATTAAGTGATGCTGATTTTGGTGAGAAGGGTAACTATACGATTATCCTTCCTATTGACCAAGGTATAGAGCATGGTCCAGTAGATGCTTTCTATGCTACTGATCATCCAGAAATGTTGGATATTGATTATCAGGTAGACTGGATTGCAGAACTGTTGCATGAAGGTCTGGTAGGAGGCACAGCACTACCTAAACGCACTGCTAATCTATTGGTAGAGAAATATCCCCATCTTGCCAAAGATGTTATTATGAAACTGAATCATGGTAATAATCTAAACAAAGACCTTGAACCATCACAGGCAATCTATGCCAGTTCTCAGGATGCTACTAACATGGGTGGAGTAGGGTTTACAATCTATCCGGGTTCTTCGAAGCAAGATGAAATGATTAACTATTTTGGTAAAGTGCAAGACTGCAAACCAAAAAATGTAAAGTCTGTTCTTTGGTCCTATCCCCGTGGTGGTGATTTTGAAGAGACTTCATTAAAGACTATTATGCATGCTACTTACATGTCTGCACAGTTAGAGCCTGATGTTATCAAGGTCAAAATGCCAACAAACAGTAATCTTTTAGAGCAGATTATTAAAGCAGCGTGTGGTATCCCTGTGATCTTTTCTGGTGGTGCTTACACAGGACCAGACCTTGTTCTAAAAGATGCAAAACTTATTGCACAGACAGGTGGTTACGGTATGATTTTAGGTCGTAATGTATTCCAACGTAAACCAGTAGAAGCAAAGAACCTGCTGCGTGATGTACATAAAATCTTTAGGGAGAGTTGATATGGTTAGATTCTTAGCAATACTTTTTTTATTGATTCCTACTACTGTTATGAGTCAAGAGATGAATAAAGCAGATATGATCACAGAGTTTACAGACATTGCTACATTAGTTGCAGCAGAAGTCTTGAATTGTGGTGAAACGAATAAAGAACGAGTCTTGAGATTTAATGCAATGTTTGACTCGTTTATGCTTTATACAGCAGAACAAGAAAGCGTTGACCTTACACAGCAAGACATTGAAGCATTTAAGTTAGGTGTATTGATGGAACAGTATGATGGTATGCTTCAGGCGCATCCAATTCAAGGATGTGATGGTATTAATAAGATTATTCACATCTATGATGATCGTATGAAATATGCTGAAAGTGTCTATGAGTATTACCAACCTCTAGATAGTTTATAAATATTTGTCTTGACAACTCCAAAAAAATAGTATACATTCATACATAGTGCAATAATGAGAAAGGATATATTACATATGGCAACTTTGAAAACCAAACTCCGTAAAAAGCACTTTGACACTCAATTCCGTATGAAAAAACGTATGGAAAAGATTGCTGCTTATGACTTAGAGTATGCTCAATCCTATGACATTAGTGAAATCCTGTCTGGTAATGAAGCATATCAAGAATTTGTGAGCAACAAGAACTATGAATATTGAAGACAAAATACTAACTAAGAAACGTTTCTGTGATATGGTAGAATCTCATGTCTTTGAGAAACGTGAGTCCTATATGGATGCTATTGTAGATATTATGAAAGCGAATCAAATAGAAGCAGAACGTATTAGTGTGTTGATAAATACCTCAATCAAGGATAAACTAGAAGCAGAAGCTCGTAACCTAAATTACCTTGAAAGAATTAATACACTACCATTGTGAGGAACGAATGGGGAAATTTATGTTAAGACTAATCGGAATGTATATTCCATTTGTGCTGGTTATTCTTGGAATCGGTGCATGTTCTTTTGTCTATCAGGATGAACTTCTTGGTAGATTTAATCAGTCAGAAGAGGTTATCACGGAAGATGCACCAGAGTTATCAGAAAGTAATGAACTTGATGGACAATCTTCAACCGATGATGGACTCGTTACAGACCAAACAGCAGAAGAATCGGAGATTGTGGATGAAGGAACAGAACCAAGCTTTGACGACGGACTTCCCCCAATCGGAGAATGTTTCTGTCCAGACAAATGATTATGATTATGTAGAACAAGACGGCGGGATTTCTGGATTAAGTTTGAAAGATATCCTGTCTGTAGGAACTCCATCTAGCATGGAGACTGAAGAAGGTTCAATCACCTTTGAAAATAATGATTGACAACCCGTGAATTTTATAGTATGATACACTTCTTAATATAACTGAATACAAATATACAAAAGGAATACAAATATATGTCACTTGCAAATCTTAAAAAGTCCCGTGGTTCTTCCATTGACAAACTCGTTAATGCAGCAGCAAAGTTGAATGAATCCTCAGCTGATGTTCGTAATGGTCCAGATGAACGTGTCTGGAAACCTACTGTAGATAAGGCAGGTAATGGTTATGCTGTTATCCGTTTCCTTCCTGCACCAGAAGGTGAAGAACTTCCTTGGGTCCGTTATTGGGACCATGGCTTTAAAGGCAAGACTACAGGTATGTGGTATATTGAAAAATCACTTACCTCCCTTGGTCAGAAAGACCCTGTAGGGGAGTTAAACTCTCAACTGTGGAATACTGGTCGTGATGAAGATAAACAGACTGCACGGGACCAGAAACGTCGCCTGAAGTATGTTTCGAACATCTATGTTGTATCTGACTCTGGCAATCCAGAGAATGAAGGCAAGGTGTTCCTTTACCAGTATGGTAAAAAGATTCACGACAAGTTGATGGAATCTATGCAACCTGAGTTTCCTGATGATGCTCCGGTAAATCCATTTGATTTCTGGGAAGGGGCTGACTTTAAACTGAAGATTCGTCAAGTAGATGGTTACCGCAACTATGATCGTTCAGAGTTTTCTTCTCCTGCTGTACTGGCAGATGATGATAAACTGGATACGATTTATGGTCAGGTCTATCCACTCAGCGAGTTTACAGACCCTACTAACTACAAGTCTTACGAAGAGCTGAAAGCACGACTGGATGCTGTTCTAGGTGTTAGTGGAACATTTACTCCACAGCAGGAAGAAGATTTGTCAATCACTGCTGATACTGCTCCTATGAAATCTGTGGAACCAGTATCTGCACCAAGTATTGCAGACGCAGATGGAGATGATGACACTATGTCATATTTCTCACGTCTTGCAAATGAAGACTGATAGTTAGAGAAAATCCCCGGTGTTTTAGGACTTCCCACCGGGGATTTTTTTATCTACCAGCAGCACCACCAATAACCCATGTTGGGTTCATACTACCTTGATAATCGTTAGATGGTGCAACAGAAGATGAACTGGTATTGACAGCTGTTGCTCCACCGCCACCACCACCAGAAACGTTATTAGTGGTTTGATTATTAATTACTGTAGTTCCACCTACATTTAATCCTTCACCTAATATACTTAGAACTTGCCCTCCAAGATTAGGTGGGATTTCAATTGATAATTTTTCAACGTCAAGATTCATGTCTCTCAGTTCGTTAATATCAAGTCCTGCACTTGGCGCACCAAAGAATCCAAGACCAAGATTATCATCTGTTCTTAAACTTTTTATAGCAGTCTCAACTATTGGTTCAATGATATCTTGACCAAAACCACGACTCGTAGTAGAAACAGGTTTCATAAATTCTTCAACACTAACTGCTTTTGCTGGATCAGGAGTTAAGTATTGTGCAGCAGTTGCCATTACATCAATTCGACCTTGATCATCCTCAACAGCCTTCATTACCTTTTCTTCTTGCGTTCTAATAAGTCTAGAAGTAATATCTGCTTTGGTTTCATCTAAAATAGTTTTAGTTAAATCTAAAGGTTCCCCAATTCTATCCCTTTGTTTCACATCACTATTTTTTTGTTTTAGAAATTCAGCAAAAGTTTTGCTTACAGAAAACTCTTTTCCATCTGGAGTTACCAAAGTGACGGTTGGACCAAAAAGTTGAGTTGAGAGAACTGCCGTTTGCGCCGCTTCCATGCTTTCTGCTGTGATATTACCTTTACGCTGTTCAGCTGACAATAATTGCACCGCTCTTTCAGCACTTCCAGTTTCTTCTACTAACTGTATAGCAGCTTGTTCAGCAGCTTTAGACGGTGATCCTGCAATTGGTGAGGATGGAATACTCTCAGCCTGATCGTTAAGAGCATCCATTAAACTTTGCTCATTCGCAGTTGGTGGTTCAGGTAAATCTTTTGGTCTATTATCCAAAAGATATTTTAGACCCAACGCACCTATAACACCTGTAAG